CACCATGTTGGTCGGAAGACCACCGGCGACTGACTGACTCCAAACCTGAATATAATCCTCATCGAAGATGTTGTAATACAAATCCAACGGGAGTGAAGGGTTGTCGTCAGCGTTATACTGAAGCGGCGTAAACAGATTACTAATTGTAGGGGCGTTATTGATAACTTCCGATACAACCGGACCAATAAACTCGGCCAACGCAACCTGTGCGTTATACGCAGTATCACGATTCTTAGAGGCCATAGCCTTAATAAGATCGAGCTGCTCAGGGGTTCGTTTTAACGTAATTTTCATTATATTAATTATTCCTTTCCGAGTTATTAGCCATTGTCAGACGGTGCCCATGATGCAGAAGCATCAAGATAAACCATCGCGTACTGTTCTGTACCCGTACCTGCAAACTCATCAGATTGCCCGTTTTGAGAAGTCCTATTGCCTGTGGCAAGAATATGCCCAACCACGCGATGCAAATTCACAAGATCAGTGGAAACTCCGTCCATGGTACCTGCTGTCGCACTGACGCAGGCCACATTGCCCGGAATAAATGTTGCACTCTCTGTGTATGCATCTGCAGAAAAGGTAAATAAACCTCTCACAGCGACTGGAACGGCTTGGCCGCTCAAAACCGCTTGTAATTCATCGCGCTTAATCGGATTGTAGATGAGCTTTTCTCCGTTCTCATCGTTTTTAATCGTTTGATTGAGCGTGACTCCCAATACTGGAGCGCCGGTTGTTGCTGCAGTGCACCGGAGGGGAACTTGAGGGTATTTATCGGCACCCAAGAATGGGTAGTCCGTTTTACCAAGGTAACTAGAAGAAGCTGCGAACTCAATTACATCTTTCTTCAGGTTACCGCTCAGCACCTTCACTAGTACACCAGCACTACCATTGCCATTAGTTGATGGGTTATCATCAACTATTTGATTGGCAAACATATTGATCACATCGTGATCACTGTATTGCCTGAATGGATATAGTCTTAATGCCATAATGTTTTAATATGTTACTGAAACTGTGTCGGGGTTAAAAGCCTTCATGAATTTGTCTCGGAGAGACTCTTCATTTGAAGAGGCTTCATTATTGTTAACGATTGCAGGCTCCTCGGAAGCTTCCACGTTTTCCACGAGATCTTCCACTGTAGCCTCTTCCTTAACTGTAGCTTTTGCTTCGCTAAGGCCAGCCAAACGCTTCTGAAGCTCCTCTTCAAGCTTAGCGTCAAAGGCAGCTTGCTGCTCCTCTTTGTAAGCCTTGCTCTTATGTTTAAGGATAACCACAAGTTTTTGCTGATAGTTCTCAAAAGCAGCTTCCGAAGACTCGAGCGCAGCGACTTCCTTAGCCAAAACAGCGCGGTCGCTGTCGTCTAAGTCGTACTGGGAATCGATGTTTTCCATTCTGCTATTGAACAATTCCTCTGCTTGCGCAGTGGCGATGGTACTCTCGAGAGAAGAAATCTTCTCTTGAGCCTCGTCGAGTTGCTTTTTAAAAGCATCGATGCTAGCTTGGGCTTCTTCAGCACGAGCAATCGCTTCAGCCTTCTGATTTTCGGCTGCTTCTTTCTCTAGCTTCCATTCGGCATCCTTCTCACGGATTTTATCCATGATATGGGTGGCCATGTTGGCTACAGACTCCTGCGAAAACTCGGACTTTTTACCCAATTTAGAATCGAGCATTTTTTCGAACTCTAGGGTTAATTCTTTAGTGTCCATAGTTTTAAAACTGTTATCATTTTTTACATTAGTTTCTGCATTTTGTGAAATTTTTAAAATATTTTTTTGAATTTTTTCTAAAGAGGGCATAGGCTTTTCACTAGCCTCTCCGTCGTCTATCTCTATCTCTGCACTCTCTTGAACGGTCACTCCTTTGACATCTGCAGCTGGCTTAGTAGTAAAGCCAATACCTAAAGGAAACACTTCTCCTGCTACCAAACGATATACTGGAGTCCCATCTTCGAGCTGGCCGCTTCCATCAAAAGCTCGTAAATAATGTTCAAATTCCTTGATTTTATTAGGATCTGTGATTACTTCGGCTTCGCTCAAATTCTGAGATCCAATAGCAATATTGTAATCGTTAAAGCCTAACTCCCAACTCGCAGAAATTTTATGGTAGTCTAAATCTGCAGGGTCGCTAGCTTTTAGGAGTAGTTCTGCGAACTCAGGATTTACGGTTTTGTAAATTACTGCGGCTAATGAAATATAAAAAGGGTCTGCTCGATTTTCAAGTTTATCCGTATTGAGTATCTTCTCATTTTCCATATCTGTAAACGCAGCGTTTACAATATGTCCTACTACCCGTTGCTTCTTATGTTCTATATTTGTAGGCTTATGAACAAAATACTCCAATAAATCTTTAGCAGTAGCAGAATCAATTCCATCACCATTTCTGTTAAATCTATTAACAATAGCCGCATTAAACGCCGCTCCCACTAGATCAATGTTCCGGTCTAAATCGATACCCTTAGGAATTAGGGGCTTCAAATTATCCAAAGAAGCAACACTGATGCTCAAATCTTTTTCGAGATCATCAGTTGCAAAAACTTCAAAGTCAAACTGTGTTTTGAATTTATAAGGGTGACTCATACTCATTATGTTACACTTTTTTAATCTTTTGGAGAATCTTTAGAGCTGTGATATAAAATCGCAGAAGAATACTCATCTAATGAATGCTCTGAACTAAGATCCGCCACAGGTTGAAGAATACCCAGTTTTAATATTTCTTTATTGTCTTTCAAGCAACTCAGAGCTTTTGACTCCCACTCAGGTTTTTCAGAGGAACAGATCACAGCTTCACATACTTTTTGTAATATTTCTTTTTGATCCTTTGTTAGACGTTTCTTTTTAAAAATCTTACGCGCCTCCGAACTTAAGCTTTGGTAAAAATCATTAGTAGAATCAATAGTACCTTTAATCGCGTCCACCGCATAAGTCACCTTGTGGGCGCGCGTTTTAGACCCTACAGGACGACCCGGAGACTTTGGTGTCTTATTTTGTTCTTTTTCTAATATTCTTGCATCTTCAAATTCGTCTTCTTCCTCAAAGACTGGTATCCCTCCTACTAAGGGATTATACCATCCTTTTTTACGATCCTCTAAGAACTTCTCTTGAGCAGTCTCTAATTCTCTATTAGAAGGGAAAACCCCCGTGTCAATTACCTTCATGCCTTCTTCTGGCGGTAATATGCCAAGCTCCATCATACGAGTGATTACCCGTTGAACTTGGTTCTCGTCTTTCATGTCAATATCTTCAAATTTAGCTTTAGGAGCATCACGTAGCCCAAAGTTTTTACAAATCTGATCTATCTCTGGTTGTAAAAATTCGTTTACGAAAGCTTCGCGTGATTCATGAAGGCGTTGTAAAAACAACTGAGCTTTAATAGTAGCATTGGCAAATTTCTCTTCTCCCAACATTGCATTTTGCAAGCCCTCTTTAATATCTCTATTAACCACATCATATTTAGATGGGCCTAAAACTTTTTGAAGGTCTGGAATAACAAAATCAGCTTTAGTGGTATAATCACTTACTAAAACACGGCCCACACTCTGGTTGGTGAAAAGGCTTTGCATGGCATGCATATTTCTAGGGTTAATGCCCCCTTTGTCTGGCGCAGCACCCATAGTTATCATCAATACTACATTCTCCACTGTACGACAAATAGCCTGATCTATTTTTTTCATCTCAAGCTTAAAGTTAATATCGTCTAGTACAGCAAAACCAAAAGGTACCCCAAATGGCTCGTAGTCCTGCTTTTTATAAAAAGCGAACCTTAGTTTAGAAGGGTCTAAATCAACCGTGATACCTCCCGGCGTCCAAGAATTATTGTTGATTCTTCTTTTAATATTTTGAGGCAATGCATTGTAAAGCTCCTTGTCAGATTCATTTTTTGGATTCTTAAGTCTTTCTATCTCATACTCACTCAAGACTTTACAAAAAAATCTTATGTCAAAAGAAGTAGTACGCTGTGCCACCACGTCAAAAGGATTTAACAAAATATACTTAATAGGAAGTTTATTGCTGGCAGCGGTTAAACCTAAATTTCTAATTTTAGCAAATTCGTCTGCTTTAAATTTACCATCAACCGTATAAAAGAAAATATTTCCACTACGATAATACTCCCTAAAAAACTGATCCTTTAATCCCCAAATCCCGATTTTCTTAAACCATGAATTAATAAACCGACGAGACTTTTCTGAACCTCCCTCCAAATAGATGTTAGAATTGGCAAAATCCGCCATCATATCAATAGAGTTTCTAAATATGGCTACATTACAATAAGCTTTTTGACACAACTCAATAGCCTCGCGCACATTGACGCCGTCCATAGCATATTGGTAAGGGAGTAAGCCGTCGCGAATATTGTTATACCCAAAAAGCTTAGGCTGAATAGCAACACTATTACGCCGCCGCTCTGTAGAATCAAAACTCCCGTTACGATCATACGCCTCTGTAGTGTATTGATAGAAAGAGTCCCCTATGAGCTTGGGTTCATAATCTTCAGTTTTCCCCGCTACGCTTTCATAAGGGCTATTTGGATATTGAAAATTTTTCTCAAACTTTTTCCAGTAGTCTGAACGTTTCGTATATTTTCTTTTTGCCATGATAAATTTTACACAGAATTAATTAAAAGTGACTTTGAAATGTTAAAAGTTAGTTTATAAACATTGGTTCAAATGTTTCTATTATATTCGATTTAGGCTGTTTTTTCGAATCAAAATAAATTTTAGTCATCCAATTAGCTAATACCAAAGCTGAATAAGAATCCTTTCGTGCTTTGTCGGGACCAGTTTGACGCCTTAAATTAGAGGGTAAATCAAAAGTTTGAGTTCCTTGGGCAGTCGTGGTAATTTGAATAAGGGCGCATTCATTTTTAGTTAGATTTATCATATCTGCCTGATGTTCAATAAAATCAATCATTTTGGCTCCAGCACTTTGGCGCTCAGATTCTCCTATACGCAGAAATCGTATATCTTCGATAGGAATTTTTTTATTTTTTTGCAAGGTGTATTGATCATCAATAGCTTGACTACCAAACGAAAGTCGCCTATGATCAAAATTAGCCTGCAATAATTCATTAGCCTGCCGAATCCAATTGCTTGTAGGTTTACGCAAAATAATATTCTTACGATCCCCCTTATTGTATTCTTGTTTGAAAAGCCTTAAGTCATTTTGATATTCTTCAGGCCTATCAAAAGCTACTTCTATTTGCTGGAGCTTTATCTCTTTGTTTTTAAAAAGCTCGCTTTCATTGCAAGCCTGTAAAAACTGCACTCCTCCATTATAATCCCCACAAATGGCAACTATATTAAAATTTTCTAAACAATAAAGAAAATAACGAATATGGTGCTTAAGAGAAGTTCCGGCTAAGGCGTAGCCATGAACCAGCGTCGCCTTTTGCTCAGGCTCGTTCAGCCTCAGGATTTGAATGGCAAAATCATCTGAACTTTCCGTTTGTGACCACGAGGGGTCAAACGCTAAAATATATTCGGCATCTGGATTACCTTGAATCTCGATACACGGAAGTTCGCCGTCCGGAACTGTGCAAAGAGCCATTTTGCTTGTTTTAAAATACCCCGCACTATCATCAGTAAAGACAGCCCCAAACTCTCGCTCAAACTGAGATTGGCTCATGGTAGTCTTTGCTTGATTAATTAAGTTTTGATCGTAGAGTTGCTCTGGTGCACAATCATACGAATAATGCATTATACATCGTGAAGCTTTATCTTTTTGCTCTGGCAATGTAATATTAAACTCGAACTGTTGATAAAGTTTGTATAAATATTCAAACTTGTAAGAAGCAGAAGAAAGAGCTATTAATTTATTATTAGGCCAAATATATCTCTCAGCCTCTTCCATTATACCATCTTCAATTAATTTAGTTTCCAATTTGTGAAGGTCGTCTCGCTGAGTTGGATTAGTGACTACAGATAAAAAAGGAACAATAACCTCATTATAAATTCTTTCAGGCATGAGCAAAAACTCATCAATAATAATACGATGAAAACGAAAGCCACGAAGCTTTTCTCCATCTCCCAAAGGAAGGGCTCTGATGCGACTAGTGCCTATTTCCATTAACCACTCATCATTACTCTTAGAAACTTTAGTAATGCACTGCTTAAAAAGCCCGGCGTCCGGATGCATTGAAATATCTTCTATCTTTTTAAAGATCATTTTCGCTTGCCTAAAAGATTTAGAAAGAATACCAATCTCAACACCTTGGTTTAAAATTGCATCTAAGGCAGCGTAGACTCCCGTGGTAAAAGATTTAGACATTCCACGAGACCATACCCCTAAAAAGTAATCTGTCTCAAACATACTTTTTACAGCTATATGTTGAAATGGAAAAAGTTTAATTCCCATTAAAAGCTCTGCAGTAAAAGTAATATTATTACGTAAAAATTCATAAAGGGCAATCTTAGCCTCTCGTTCTTCTAAGAACCCTTTTAACTCACGCAGCTCTTTATTAGAGCGATAGCGCCTAGGTGGTCTATTTTGTGTTCCTTCTATCCAACTCATGATCTAAAAAATATTGCATGTCAGTTTCCCACACTTGCTTTCCAAAAAACAGCAGCCGTAAAATCATCTCTTGGGACACCTGCCTGTCTCCTGTAAATAAAAATTGACAATGGCCCTTAAACTCATAACTTAAGTCTCTGATCCTTTTTAATATATAGTCTATATTACCTTTTCGACCAAAAGCCCTACTTGCTTTAATTATCTTTTCAGGAGTGGACTCTATTACCACGAATAAATAAGAATCTAACTCTTTGGCACGATTTAACTCCCTTTTAAAACGATCATAGTTTTTATTACTTAAGGTGGACTGCAAGTCCGATCCAGACTTCCTGTCGACAAAAGTATAAGAGTAATGATCCCCAAACAAAGTATAATCCCCCACATCTAATTTGTGGTTTTTGGTTTTATAAGGCTCCTCAAATTCAAGGGGCGTTTGTTCTCGAGTGTCTACAGCAATAGACAATGCAGGCAATCGATTAGTAAAAAAGCCTGCTGGGATTTTCTTATGGTACAGAGGGCGTAATCCTATTTGGTCAGCTGCTTCATTATAACTTCCAAAAATCGTTCTGTAAGTGTCTATATCAGGCAAAAAACAGCTTTTAATTTCTAAATGAAAAGGAGCATAAGGCCTTTCCTTTTTTAGCTGTCTCTTTTCAATCAAAGAAAGAATATATTTTTGAACCTCCCCTTGGGGCGCTTCTGAGCACCATTTCTTTAGTTGTTGTTTTGTGGAAAAGTCTCTTTCAAAATAATGATCAATATTTTTAAACGGTAAAGCTTCCCCGGTTAGTTTGTTGTATCTAGGGAAGTGAAGGGTGTAATATTCAGCCATCGAAAGGCCGTGCTGCTTCAAATGTTTATGCAACGAAGAACGGCCCTCAAACTCTTTTTTACATTCAGCGCACCTAAATACTTTTTTTACTAGGCGTTCCATTAAATAATCTCCTGTCTGCTAATTCCCAATACTCTAGCCTTCCAATCTGTCATTTGTTCAATCTTATCCGCCTCCTCTTCTACGGCACTGTTTTGCATATCAGCCATTTTAATCATTAGATTCCGCTCCTCCTCTTCTTGAAAAAGTTGCACTAAAGCCAAAACAGAAGCGTTCCGTTGCTGCATATTTGAAATTCGCTTTGCACGCTCCCCGTTAAGTTTTGCGATCATCTTATCAATACGATTGGTGCATTGGTTGTATTCTTCAGACTTAGTTTTTAACATTTCCGTCAAACGCATAGTTAAGTCGTTTTGCCCCTCTGCGTCATCAAACATAAGATTGAGTTTTTGTTTTTGTTGTTCTATCTCTTTTAAATTTACATAATCCATGCAAACGTTAATATAAAGATTTAGCTCATCTGCTGTTGAATCGGGCTTATCCCATGTAGACCTAGTAAATTCAGATTCGAAAAGCTCTCGATTAGCTTTAGTAGTATAGGAATTTATTA